CATTACAACTGTTTTGTCAAAAAAATTACCTTCAGAGTGTCCAAAAGAATAGTACCCAGACCACCCTTCTACAGCCACAGCTATGCCTACAATTTCTCCATTACCAATTATTGCACCAGATCCCCGTGATTTTAAATCCGGGTCTCTCGTCTCTAAATCAATTGCTATATACTTGTAATCTTTTAAATCAGGGAATGACTCTGGACTTATCCATTCAGTAGGTGCTTCAAACATTATTATACTTCCTCTTCTTTTATTTTTGGATAGTCTCTTTCTTTTATCATCTCTAAATAATGTATTGCTTTATTTATATCTTCTATCCCTCCTTTTGCTGAATGTCTACAAATGTATTTAATTGCATTACCCTCTGCAAAAAGTAAATTATTTTTATTAATAAATTCTGCAGGTTGAATTGCCATTTTCATATAATGTGTTCCTGCAATTTGTTTTAGATACGGATCGTCTGTCATACTATTGGTTCTCCTATTGTGTAATAATAATCTGATGTGGGTTGCATTAAATATAAATTTTCTTTAGCTCTAGTTGTACCTACAAAAAATAATCTATGCTCTGGATCAGGGTCTTCATATGCATTACGATATATAAATTCATCTTGACCTTCTGTACCGTAATCTGGAAATAGACAAACATTCTCACACTCCTTACCTTTTGCTCCATGTAATGTAAGTAATTCTATATTTGGTTTCTTCATTAAATCATCACCTCGTTCTAATAAAGTTTGCATGTATTCCTTATACTGTTCTGGTATATGTAACTGTTGCCAATCACCTTGTATTAATAAACCATGCTCTTGTTTTAATTTATCTAAATCAATACTTTTTACATTCTGTAAACTTTTACCGTCAGAGAAGCCTCTCGCTACATGTCCCTTCTTTACCACAAGGTATTGGTACACTGTCTGTGCTTCTTCTCCAGATACAAACGCTCCTTGATTTAATCGAGTCCAAACTTGATATGCCTCAACTACAGTATTAGGTAATCTAGTATTTGTTTTAGATTTAAATCTGATACCCAGAGAATAAAAATGTTCTGATATATTTATAAGAAGTTTATTTGTTCTAGCTAATATCATCCATTTACCTGCAGAAAAATCAATCTCATCAAAAGTATAGTTCTTAAAAACATTACCTTCTGCATCTCTTGGTATCCATTTTTTATCTATTCGAGTGGTAAGTTTATTTAATATTTTTATAGCTTCTCGATGCACGCTTCTAGGTACTCGACGAGATATTTCTTGGTCATCTCTCTCACCTTCTTGTGCCATAAAACAAGCTGCATCTGCACCTTGAAACCCATAGATTGTTTGGTCATCATCACCGGCTATGTAAGCTCTCTTACATTTTGATTTTATGTAATCAAAACATTTCCATTGATGTGCACTAAGGTCTTGGGCTTCATCGAGAAAGATGACATCGAGTGGAGGACATCGATCTTCCTCGACAAACTTGTTAATCATGTCATAGAATTCAACCATATTAGTTCCTTCTTTGAATGATTTTAAATCTGTCTCTAATTGTATTGTGGTATCCACATCAATATCATGGTGTTTCTGTAATTCTACAGTTGCATCCTCAATAGATATTAATTTAGATCTTGAGTATTGTATTATTTGTAAATGTGTATTTTGATATCTAGGGTTACCTGCTGCATCAACAGTTGTTTCAAACGACACGTTCTGCCATTCTAGATATTGTTGTTTAAATCTATTCCACTTCTTACCAGTTAATAACTGTGTGTTAGCGTCTATGTTAGACTGTCTCATACCCATAGCATGCATAGTTGATATATATTTTAACTTAGCATCTGGGAACAATGCTTCAATTCTTTCTCCAGCCTCTTCTGCTGCAGCTCTACTAAATGTTATGTAAGCAATTTTTTCTGGATTAGTTTTATATTCTTCTAATTCTTTTTTTAAATAATGGTTTACTAGTCTGTACGTCTTACCCGTACCTGGTGGTCCCATTATCTTCTTTACTATAGCCATGGTGATTTTTCTACTTTCGTTGTTCTAGGGTTAGGTCTATCTAATTTAACTGTAGGCATTTTTAATAGTCTTACAGTTTTTGTATTTATTTTTTTAGATGTATCTTCTACTGCTTCAAACAATGACTCTAAAAACCTCATTGTTTTTTGTTTAGGATAAGTTTTTTCAGCCCATGATTTGGTCTTTAATAAAAACTTCCAAAAATCTTTGAATTTAAAATATGTAAAACCATCTGTGTCTGTAAATGCAATACCTCTCATCACATCTTTTAATTCCTTACCAGGTGTTTTATTTATATAATCTGCCAGTATCTCTCTTAACTGCACATCTAATTTTGATGAATCTGGTGCAGGTATAATTTCTAAGTTTGCAAATAATTTAATTAATAATCTACGCCACAAGTGTTTAGCTACAGGCATCATAGGTTTGCCTATCTGGTTCATACAAGCTAACGAGAATTTTTCTGGATCATGCAATGTAATATCGTCTACCTCAATACTTTCACCATCAATTGTTGCAAAGTATATTGGTGGATCAGAATCATATTTTCTAATCTCTGATATCTCTGGTGTGGGTGCATTATCTCCGACACCAAATTCTTGTAGTGCACATTTTTTAGCATTACAAAAACTATGTATAGGTTCATCCTTACATTTATATTGATATTCTTTACCCTCTACTGACCCTATTAATGTATTTATTTCACTAGCATCTAGTGGTGGATCCATAAATTGTTTGTTGTAAGTAAACATATGTCCTTGCCACTCTTCTTTGTCTGGGTATCTTTTTTTAAGATAGACTCCAACATTGTACATACAATTGTTTCTTTGACCATCTGGTACACCATCATTTAATAATGTAATCAAACAAGGTGGCATACCTTTAAAATCATCTTTCTTTTCTTTGTCAGCTTTAATTTTTAATTCATTTAATTTTACTTCATCTAGTGCAGTATTTTCATGCACCTCAAAAAATTCTTCTAATGATAATACATTACCATCAACACCATAAGCATACCTTACAGTTCTCTCGTGCGCATGGTAAGGTAGATTTAAAAAACTACCTGTGTCGCCTCTGTCTACTCTAATATAGTCTTGTTTAGGAAATATCTCTGCCCCTGCAAAACCTACTGCTGATGCAATTATTTTTAATTTTGCTCTCATTACAGCTGCAGGTACAAATTGTTTGGTAAAAATAAAAGCATGTGCTCCACCTGATTTAGATCGACATACAATCATAGGTATATTTTTTTCTTTTAGTTTTGCTATAAATTTTTTATGATCAAAAGGATAGGTATCAATATCTATGCAACCCCACTTGCATTTATTCTCTTGGTTAATGGGTACAATACCTAATCCTGGATCACTACCTTTAAGGTGTTCTGACCATAATTTTTTAATTACAGGATTTTTAATTGTAAATGATTTAGTTTTATGTTTACCTTTTTCGCTAAACTGATCTGTCTTGACAGTTTGACCGTAGGCACTATTTAAGCCTTCAAATATATTTATAAATTTTTCTACTTCTGTCATATCCACTCTGTTGCGTAGGCGGTCTACGTCTCCATCGACCGCCTACTATCCACACTATTTGCTAGCTAAACTAGTGTAAAATTTCTTTGCACGCTCATACATATTTGCATCTGTAACTGCAGTGCCTTTGACGATATTGTAACCATACCATTGATTACCTTTACCCGAATTTAAAACAGTGGATAAAGTATAAGAATGGCTAAATGATGGCGGTGTATAAGGACCGTTCTTTCCATCAAGTGAAATGGACATCATCATAGAGTTCCATTTTCTGCTTATCTTACCCTGCGATGAACTCATAGAGATTAAAGCCTGTTCTGCAGACCCATCATCTCCAACTACCAACACATAGTGCTGACCAACAGTTAGAATATAATGACCATTTTCTAGTCTATCCTTACCGCCGCCATCTTGGGTTGTTTGTTCTAAAATATCAGAACCATCTGCAAAAATGTTTTCTGGTCTACCTGAACCAGTTCCAAAATCTGCCCATTCTTGATACTCTAGTTTGTAATGGCAAGGAATAACTTTTACTCCTTCTGCTCCATTGTACAGTTTTTTAGTAACTGTATTTAAAAGCATTCCAGGATCTGCACCTTCAACATAATTTTGATTACGTTTTTGTGCTTCTCCAGAACCATTCTGTAGAAGTTTTAAGATAGGTAAAGCCAAACTAGTTGTCTTCACATTCTCAAAACCAGATGCAGCATCATCTTCAAACAAAACTGATGAAGGTAATCCTGCTTCTTCTTTTACTGCTACTTGTTTCTCGTCACTCATATCTATCTCCTCGTGATTTTTGTACTGTTACCTGCGTAAGTTTTGAATAAATCAGAGGGCATCTCTTGTCCAGCTTCGAGACGCTCTCTAACTACTGCTTTAAGTGTCTGGGGATGAACGCCAATTTTCTGGACGGGTTCAAACCCCTGACCTTGTGCAAGGGTTGCGTATTCGCTCGCCTTGTTGTCTTCGCCGCGGCCAAAGGTAACGGTAATATCATTTTTAATAATATCACCAAGGCCGTTATTTCGAAGCCATGTAAAAGCTCCCTCTTGTTGTGCAGGAGGGATTGATGCACCGTAGATTTTTTTTATCTCTACAGATTCACCATCTTTAAGCTTTAATTTTGTAATATGCATTTCTTCCATCATCACTGGTATTTCAAATTGTGATAATATTTTTGCTTGTTCTTTTAATTTAGAGACACTGTCTTCAGCGTTTTTAATCTCATCCTCTAAATTTTTTAACTTTATAACTTTATCAGATAAAGTTTTAGCGTCATCAGCTTGTGTTACTGATTGTACTCTGTCTTCTTCATAGTTTATCTTGCTCATTTATTTCTCCTCTTTCATGTATGTTGAACTCGGTCGGGTAATACATTTTCTCTTGTCTATCCCAAGTTAACGTAGTGTACTTTCCATTGTTAATATCACATGCGACCGCTATTGCTAGACCAATTACTTTTGGATCACCAGATAACAATAAATAATCTTTATCTGTATAATCTTTTAGTAACCTTCTAAGTTGATAAGTTATCGGACCCGGGCTCCTAACAATTTGGGTGTCCTCACGTAAGAGAACTTTTATCTCACCAAATTTTTGAGCGCCAATAATATTATATTTTGGACGACCAATTTTAGTACCGGGTACCTCTTGTAACAAATAAACAATAGGCTCATTTTGCGATATATTTTCTTTCATAGTTGACTTCTATTTCTTTTTGTATAGTTTGTCAAATAGAAAGACGAAATAAAAATGATTAATTATAAATTTAAAACTAAGCCATACGCACATCAATTAAAGGCGTTGGAAAAGTCATGGAACAAAGAAGCTTATGCCTATTTTATGGAAATGGGTACAGGTAAATCTAAAGTATTAATAGATAATGTATCTATGCTTTATGATAAGGGTAAAATTAATGGTCTTTTAATTATTGCACCTAAAGGTGTTTATCAAAATTGGCACGACTCTGAAATACCCACCCACCTTGTAGATCACATAGATAAAAAAATGGTTCTATGGCAAGCCATGATTAATAAAACACAAGATAAAAAATTACAAACACTGTTTCAATCTGGAGAAGAACTTCATATTTTAATTATGAACGTAGAGGCATTCTCTACTAAAAAAGGCGTAGACTTTGCTAGTAAGTTTTTAAGCTGCCACAACACATTGATTGCAATTGATGAGTCTACAACTATTAAAAATCCTACTGCTAAAAGAACTAAAAATATTTTAGGTTTAGCTAAACATTCTAAGTATAGAAGAATACTTACAGGATCACCTGTTACTAAATCACCACTAGATTTATACACACAGTGTCAGTTTTTAGATCCATGGTTACTAGGTCATGCATCTTATTATGGTTTTAGAACTAGATATGCAATTATGAAGAACGCTAATTTTAATGGTCGGTCGGTACAGATTGTTGTTGGCTACCATAATTTAGGTGAGCTCTCTTCTAAATTAGAACCTTTTTCTTACAGAGTATTAAAAGATGATTGTTTAGATTTACCTGAAAAAACTTTTGTTAAACGTATTGTACAATTAAGTCCAGACCAAACAAAATTATACCAACAAATGAAACAAAAAGCTCTTGCCGTGTTAAATGGTAAGATGGTTAGTACCACAACTGTCATGACCCAACTTATGCGATTACAACAAATAACGTGCGGACATTTTACAGCAGACGATGGTTCAACACAAGAGATACCTAACAATCGTATTACAGAACTAGTTGATGTGTTAGGTGAGATTGAGGGTAAAGTTGTTATATGGGGACATTGGCAAAAAGACATTACACAAATTATAAAAGCTATAGTTAAAGAATATGGCGAGGGTTCTGTGGTTGATTACTATGGCCTAACACCGAAAGACGAGAGACAAGATAATATTAAAAAATTTCAAGACAATCCTAAGTGCAGATTTTTTGTTGGTACACCTGCAACAGGTGGTTTTGGTATTACATTAACTGCAGCTAGTAATATGATTTACTATTCTAATGGTTACAATTTAGAATTTAGAACTCAATCGGAAGCTAGGATAGATCGTATTGGTCAAAAATATCCTATGACTTATATTGATATAATATGTAAAGACACAGTTGATGAAAGAATTGTAAAAGCTCTTCGTAATAAAATTAATATTGCATCTAAAGTTATGGGTGAAGAATTAAAAGATTGGATTTAAGATTTTATGAATAGGGATTGGAAATGAGTTCCTGAGGGCAACGTGGTGGTGTCCTGTTTTAACTAGCGAATTTGGTTCAGTTTTCCAAATCTCTATGTTTTTTCATCGACTGTTAAACCAATGACCACCACAACATAGGAAATTGTAGGATATACGTATGACGCGCTTAAATTTTTACAATTAGCATTGCTATAACACTAGCCATACCTGCAACTAATGTACCCACTGACACCAATAGAATACTTTCTACTCTATTAATTTGTTGTTCTAGTTTTAAAATTTTATCGTGAGTTTGTTTTTGCATGATACGACAAAGTTTTTCGTGGGATTCTATTTTTTGAAGAGCGTCTTTATTTGGCATATTTACCTATTATGTAACAGATAGGTTCTAGTATTTTTCTATATACTCTACCTAATAAATGAGTCTTGCCTCTCGCTTCTTGTCTAATATCAATAGTTCTATGAACTGCGATATGTTCTAATATTTTCTTTAATACTTTATTTGTTTTAGATAATTTAACTAGTGGTAAAAATATTTTATGATAGCCTTTTTGATATTCAGGTTTCATGTTTTTTGAATGTTTTAACCATATTTTATTTCTAAATGATCCAAAGCCATAAGAGTCATTCATCATAGTGCAAACAATCTTGCTGCTGCCACCACCTTTATTGTGGACTACATAACCATCAGCTATATACGAATTATCGTTTGAAACATTAAAGTTGTATAAAGGCATATCAGGTTTATTAATTTCTTTTGATTTAATATCTGTAATTTCAACTAGGCCTTTATCAGTTACAAGTTTATCACCAATTTTAAGTTCACCTTCTAATTGATTATATAATTCTATACCATCACGTTCTTTTGTTTTTTCTGGTTTAACAGACTTCCAACCTTCTTCAGTCATAAATGGGTGTTCTGAAGTAAAGAAGTAATGATTGCTGTTGTTAAATGAATATAATTTTCTATTTGCTAGTAAAGTAGGATCTAGTTTAATAACTTCATTATCATTTTTGTATCCCTTAACTTTATCTCCAACTATAATCTTTTCAATATTTTTAAATGTACCATCAGACATATTAACTTTAGTACCTGCAATAAAACAACTATATCCTCCCCCTTGAGAATTTTCTGCAGAGTCAGTAGTTCCACCGAAATCACCTGTTCCACCAGGGTCAGCTTTGCTAGTATCTCCCACATCAAAATCACTGAAATCTTCATCGGCTCCAGTTGTTCCTCCAGTTGTTCCTCCAGGGCCACCATCACCATAACGATCTGCTCCCATTGAAACACTTGCTGCATTTGAAGCTGCTGTTGCTGCTTCTTGTCTATCCGCTGCCGCTTCTGCTTCTGCTACTCCCGCGTCACCTGTTTCAACACCTGCTAAATCATCTCTTGCATCTAAAGCACCTTGACGGCCACCTGCTTCTGCATCTTCTGCAACACTAGCATCTCCAGAATAACTTTCTGCATCAATATCTGCAGGTGTAGCATCTTGATTAATATCTCCTTCAATACCATCAGCTTTATCTGCAAATGCATTTAATTCATCTATTTTAGCTTGTCTTTCTTCTGTGTAACCTAATCTACTTATAGTATCTTCAATAGTAGCTGCTCTATCTCTAGCAGCTTGTGATATATCACCAAAAGCACTATCAACAGAATAACCTGCCATTGGTCCACTTGTTAATCTACCAATATCATCCATTCCATATTCTCCACCAAGTGCATCGGATAAATCAGAACGTCCACCTGCGGGCAACATGCCACCAATAGCTTTTAAAGCACCAAAAGCTAAACTTATAGGAGCGCCTACTACTTGACCTAAAGCAATACCTGCAAGCGTAGAAGGTATATTAATCTCTCTACCAAATACACTTACCGTTTGATCTACACCATTATAAATTCCACCTATTGTGTTTGCAATTGATTGACCTACTTCTGCAACAGTGCTTATACCCTCAGCAATAGCTTGTTTACCTGCTGTAAATGCTTGACTTACTGCACTAGGATCAAAAGCGTCTAAACCTTGATCCGCGCTGCTAGCTGCTAGCTCATCGACTGTCATTGTAGTAGGTCCAGATATCTCTCCAATATTTGGTTTACTAAAGTCTGTTGTTATATCATCTATACTTGGTGCCGCTGGATTTAATTGTCCAGGTGAACCTTGTGGCATACCATAATCTACTGTGTTATCTACTCCTATATCTGCACCAATATCATCTAGTCCGCTAGTTTCATTTATACCAAGACCAGCTAAAGCACTTGGGTTAAGATCTTCATAACCAAAAGGATTGTTTCCACTTGGTGTGCTTACAGGTGTATCATCAAATTCTTCACCTACAGCCTGTCCAATATCATCTAGTCCACCAGTATCAAAATCAACAGCACCTGATGGTCCTATTGCTAAACTTTGTGGGTCTGTAAGACCTAAAGCATTGTTGCCACTTCCTAATGTTACAGTTCCAGCGTCAGGACTATCTAAATTTATTCCGTCTAAATAACCTTCTACACCAGCCATCGTAGTTCCATCAGGAGCTACGTTTGCTGTTGGACTTGTATATGTATCTACAGGATCTGTTGCAAAACCTACATTAGCATCGTTGTTTATAACATCTGCAAGTGACATATCACCTTGATCGTAATCGTTTAAATTTGTTCCATTAGTTATTGTAGTATCACCAAGCCCCAAGCCGCTCGTTGCTATATCTTGTCCCTCGCCACTAGTGTCTATCAGCTCGCCGCCAGTAAAATCTGGTGCTACTGTTGTTGTCGGTACTTCACCAGTGCCACCACCTAAATAATATTGGTAAGCATCATTTAAATATCTTTGATCTCTAACATTAACATTAGCATCTTGAGCTAAATTTAAAATATTAGATTGTCCTGTAGCTTCTGTGTCACTTAAAATTCTATCTAGGTACCCATCATTAGATGTAGCTGGATCTTCAGTTCCAGTTGCAAGCCCTAATCTCTGTCTTCTACCATCTCGCATTATGCTGTCCTCTGCCTCAGCCTTATGGCTTGTTCTTCAGGACTTAGTAATGCTGTTTCAGTAGAGGTTAAACCACTTGCATCTTGATTCATAATTTTTGGATTAAAGTTTGCTGGATTTATGCCTTGAGTTTCTAAAGGTGCTGTAGTAGGTAAAGATGCTGTTTCAATTAATTCAGAATTATCTATAGAACCAACAATATTATCTATGTCTGAGGTATCCTCAAAATTTTCTTGAGAGATAATTGGCTGGTTGTTTTTTGTTTTTTTTCCTAAATCTTCTTTAATAGAGTTTCTTAAATCTTCTAAATAATCTTCCCCTTCATCTTGAGAAATTAAACTGTTACTAATCATAGCACCTATTAATTGAGAAGCATTTGTGTAAGCTTCTCGACTACCTGGATTTAATTGAAAACCTTTTTTAATAAATTTAATAAATTTGGGACTAGTAAATAATTGACCTACAACAGCTGGACCAAAAAGTATAGCTGCAGACGGGGCGGTAAGAGCACCAGAAAATAAACCAAATGCAGCTCCAGCTTGTCCTAATTGAATAAATAAAGCTCCAGGAATACCTTCTCCAACTGATTTTCTTTGAGCCACCTCTAGTCCTTTAAGTAACTCTGTCATATTTTTAATTTCTGATTTAGTAAATATCTGTTCTAATACTTCATCTCCATATTTATTAAATTCTCTTAAAACATAGCTAGCATCTAATTTTCTTTTTAATCTATCCGATTCCCCAACAATATCTCCAATAATTGTGCCTTTTATAGAAGACATTAAATCTTTTTTAACTTCTATATCTTTAGAGCTTTTTATAGCTCTAACTAACGCTTTTATTGTGCTGGGTCTTTTAGGTTTAATTAAAGTTGTATAAACTTCTTCAGGGAATTTTTCAGTAAGTCTTCTTAAAACTTTGTTATTAAATTTTTGTGAACCTATTCTATAAAATCTTTGTGCACTATCATAAGCTGCCCTTAAACCTGGTGATGCAGAAACATCAATAGCATCTAAAGTTTCATCTATATTTTTAGTTATTTGCGTAACTGATTTTGCCGCATAGCTTTGTGCTTGACCTTTTATTAATTCTCCACTTGATCTAGTAATTCCTAAAAATCTTGATCGAAGTCCATTAGCAGCATCAAAACTGACGTTAGGTTGATTATCTAATTTAGCTAGTGTTCTTAAAACTTTTTGAGCTTCCGGTTCTAGTGTTGCATAAATTTTTGTGTCATCTAATAATTTTTTTGCTTCATCAATAGAAGATCTTAAATTAACTGTTATTGGTCTAGTCCCTACTACTTTCCCTGTAGTTCTAGACAAAATATTTTCTTTAGCAAGACTATCAACTTTTGCGTATTTAGTTTTTGCAATGCCTCTAAAATAATCTAAAGAATTTTGAATAGCACTTAATGCTAATTCTCCAGAATCTGTTTTTGTGGTGGCATCAGCGAAACTATCTACAAATGTATTTACTTCGTTTGTTAAAGCAGTTTCAGCACCTTTTCTAGCTTTTACAATTCTACCACCTGCAAATATAGATTTCTCCGTAATGTTTTCTAATATATCAATAGCTCTATTATCACTCCCTATACCAGGTGTAATAAGTCCATCTTCAATATCGTCTATTTTTGAAGTTCCTTTTTTAATATTTTTAGCTTTAACTGTATTTAAAAGTTTTTCAGCTTTATCAGCTTCATCAGTATATTTAATTCCTTTAAAACCTATTTTTTTAATTATAGCTGGAATTGCAGCACCAATAGCCTCTGCTGACATACCTGTTGCAAATCCTCTTAATACTTCTTTTGCTAAACTTTCTTTTGGATCAAAAGTTTGTGCTAATCCAGCAGCAGCCCCTTCACCAATTCCTGAACCCAATGATCTTATTAGTAAAGGATAAGCCATTCTCAATACTCTTGAGGCAGCATATAAAGTACCCCCACTTGCAGCACCCGCTACACCCCCTAAAATTTCTAACCCTAATCTTCTAAAACCTGGAGACGCAAGATAATCTTGAATAGCCTCTGTTCTAGCATTACTTTCTGGAACCTCTGTGTCATCAACCATATTTGCATATGGACTTTTATTTCTTTTTTGAATTTCTGCTTCTACTTCACCTAAAGAAAATTTATTTTTTTCTAATCCTTTAATTTCATCAATAATTTTTTGTCTATCCATATTATTAACCTTCGTTTAATAAAGAATCACGATACGCTTCTAATTCTTCATCAGACATTTTTTCTAAATCTTTACTAGGTTCAGTTGTTTGAAAATAATCTTCAGCAGATACACCGGCTTTCATCATTGCTTCAACATCTCCACCATATCTTTTAGCAGCATCTCCTAAATATGATCTTAAACTCTTAAGTTTTGCTTCAAATTGAACCTCAGTATCACCTATTGAAGGAATTAGTTTTTCAATAAACTCTCTTTCTTTATCAGAAACTTGAGCACCTGAAATTGCTTTTGTTAAAAACACTGTAGTTTTTTGAATATCAGCTTGTAAAGTTGCAAAAGTTTTACCTTGTTCGCTACCAGTAAATTTACCTATTTCTCCAGATAATCTATCTGGATCAAAGTTATATGCTTTTCCAACTGGTTTACCTGCTTTATTATAATTTAATTCTATTTTGTTTAATAAACCTATAGTGCCTTCTAAATTTGTTCTTTGTTCCATTTGTTTTGCCGAAGGTTTAAGTGGTACAGAAATAGTACCATCAGCTTTTTGTTGAACAATTGAACCTGCAGGAAAACCCATTGCTTTCGCTTCTGGTTCACTTAAAGTTCTTGTGCTTCCTTTTGCTAGAGCCTTAGCTTTAGCTATTGCTTCGGCATCTGCTTTACTAATACCCATCTTAGCTGCTGCCATTTTTGTTTTGTAATCTAAATTACGTCTAACGTCATCTTTTGCAGTGTAATCATCATAGATATCAGAACCTGCTCCTGCAAGAGTGCTTATAAGATCTCCCCCAGAATATTTACCCGCTGCTAGAT